CTTACACGTAAGCTTGAGGGTGTGAATGATGGACACTTGATTGAGATAGGGGCCAGACCTAACACAGGCAAGACTTCCTTCCATGCTTCACTGGTTGCCGCACCCAATGGGTTTGCACATCAGGGTGCTAAGTGTATCATCCTGTGTAACGAGGAAGGTTCTCACCGTGTCGGTGCTAGGTATCTAACTGCCGCTACAGGTATGACGATGCAGGAGATCAAGAAGAACCCAGCCAAGGCAAGGGATATATATGCATCAGTCAAGGAGAACATCAAGATATACGATGCAAGCAATCGTGACATGGCATGGGTAGAGAGTGTGTGTAAATCATACAAGCCTGACATAGTTATACTGGACATGGGCGATAAGTTTGCTAGGACGGGTGGCTTCAGTCGTACTGACGAGGCACTCAAGGCTAATGCAATACACGCCAGACAGATAGCCAAACAACACAGTTGTGCCATGTTCTATATGTCGCAGTTGTCTGCTGATGCAGAGAATAAGGTGGTACTCAATCAGGCCATGATGGAAGGCTCACGTACAGGTAAGGCGGCAGAGGCTGACTTGATGATACTGATTGCGAAGAACCCACCAGTAGAGGGGCAGGATGAAGAAGATACTATGCGTCACCTGAACCTAGTTAAGAATAAATTATCAGGATGGCATGGGATTATCCATTGTCAATTAGAATATAAAACAGCGAGGTATGTAGCATGATAGATACAATTAACCCAACAACAGGAAAGCCTAGATATTATAGAGGTGAAGGTACTGATGTAAAAAGCAGTGCAGAAATACAAAGAAAAAGAAACGTAAACACTAACCCAGAAAGAATGTATGTTAATGGTAAGTATGTACCTAATACACACCCTCTATATAAAGAAGGGAGATACAAATCATTTGGTGATGCTGCGTTTGATTCTCTATCTAATTACAATAAGAGTAAGGAAGGTGAGGTGTATGCCATAGCAAACAAAGCATGGAATGGGTGGATAAAGATAGGCATGGCAGTTGATGCAGAGGATAGGCTGAATAGTTACCAGACATCCAGCCCACTCAGAGACTACGTTCTTTTACATCGCTCATTCTTTAATGACAGACGCAGAGCTGAGGCTGAAGCTCACAAGAAGGCAGAGACACTTGCAGAGGAACGCAAAGGAGAATGGTTTAAGATGAGTTCCTTTGAAGCAACAAAAGTTATCATGGCTATTGACAACCCTGATGCAAATGAGGTAAAACAATTAACAACAGCCTTTGACAAAACAGGATACTATAAGTAAAGAGGAACCCCAATATGATACTGACACTGGACGTAGAGAACACCGTAATAAAAAGGAATGGCAAGATGCACCTTGATCCATTCGAACCTGAGAATACATTGGTTATGGTGGGGATGCTAGATGGTACTGGACTTGAGCAAATTATAACGTTTGACCACACAGAGCATCCCCCCACATTAAATGGTAGACAGACAGTACAAGACAAGCTTAATCGTACTACTCTTTTAATAGCCCACAATGCCGCACATGATTTGATGTGGCTGTGGGAGTCAGGCTTTACCTACGACGGCAAAGTCTTTGACACTATGCTAGGTGAGTACATACTACAGCGTGGTCAGAAAGAACCACTGTCTCTTGAGGCATGCGCTGAACGACACCAGCTACACACTAAGAAGCAGGACACTCTGAAAGAATACTTCAAGCAAGGACTCAACGTATCTGAGATACCACATGATGAACTGTCTGAGTATCTGTCTGCTGATCTGCATGCAACACAACAGTTGTTCAGGCATCAAGACAAAGAGTATACCTTTGGTAAGGGTAAAACGTTAGTAGATACAATACGTCTGACCAATCAGTTAGCTGTACACCTAGCCCGTATATACCAACGGGGTTTCAAGGTAGACCTGACTGTACTGGAAGAGGTACGCAAAGAGTTTGAGCAGGAGAAGCAAGAGCTGACTGTCAAACTTGAAGAGCAGGTACACGAGTTGATGGGTGACAGACCTATCAACCTCAACAGCCCAGAGCAATTGTCTTGGATTATCTACAGCCGTAAGGTCTTTGATAAGAAGGTGTGGGCTGAAGCATATGATGATCGTGTATCAGTTAGACAACACCTAGCTAACATAAGACAGATGACGTTGCCACTGCACAAACAGTATGCTGTAGTGTGTACTCAGTGCATGGGTCATGGGTGGATACGTAAGAAACGTAAGGATGGCTCCGCTTATAAGAATACAAACAACTGTCCTGAGTGTGGCAGTGCAGGTTATCTGTACCGTGACAGAAAAGAGTTAGCTGGGCTGAAGTTCAATGCACCTGATCACACGTGGGCAAGTGCCAATGGGTTCAGCACCAGTAAGGGCAACCTCATATATCTAGAGGGCATTGCCAGATCACGTGGCATGCATGATGCTGAGGTATTCTTACAACGAGTACGTAGACTGTCAGCATTAGATACTTATCTATCCAGCTTCGTCGAGGGCATAGCTACTCATGTAAAAGCTGATGGCATGTTACATGTACGTCTACTACAACACAGAACAGGTACAGGTAGACTGTCAGGTGCAGATCCTAACATGCAGAACATGCCCAGAGGTGGTACGTTTCCCGTTAAGAAAGTATTCATATCCCGTTGGGATGGTGGGCAGATTATGGAAGCTGACTTTGCTCAGTTAGAGTTCAGGGTTGCTGCCTTCCTCAGTCAAGATAAGACGGCCATAGATGAGGTATCATCAGGCTTTGATGTACATAGCTACACAGCTAAGGTCATCACTGAGGCAGGTCAAAAGATTACTCGTCAGGATGCCAAGGCACACACGTTTGCTCCTCTGTATGGGGCGAGTGGGTTTGGTCGCACACCTGCTGAAGCATCCTACTACCAGCAGTTCACACGAAAGTACTCAGGTATAGGTGAGTGGCATAAGAGACTAGCCAGTGAGGTAATCAATACAGGCAATGTACGTACTCCATCAGGTCGTGAGTTTGCATTCCCTCTGGCTACACGTAGGGCAAATGGTAGCATCACGTACTTTACTCAGGTAAAGAACTACCCAGTGCAGTCATTCGCTACTGCTGACATCGTACCTATATCTCTTATCTATATAGACAAGATGTTACAGGCAAACAAATTACAATCGTGTGTTGTCAATACCGTACATGATTCAATCGTGATTGACATACACCCTAAAGAGAAGGAGACAGTTATACGGATCATCAATCGTACCAACGAAGTACTGGTTGATATAGTAAATAAGAAGTGGAATATAGACTTTAATGTACCACTATTATTAGAAGCAAAAATAGGTAACAATTGGCTTGACACAATAGACATCACGTGATATACCTACAAGTCTAACAAAGGAGAAATATAAATGAATGAGATATCCACACTAGATACAAGTAACTATGAAGCTATGGCTAAAGCAATGGGCATGAGTTCAATGGCAGTGCCAACTAAGGAGAAGACTAACTCTCTAGCCAGACTACGCATCCATCACACACCACTGATGGGGCAAGAAGAAGTTAAGGGCAAGATGACTAACGTCGAGGTTGTCAGTGGCGGTGTATATAAACTGGAGATACCAGATGGTGAGACATACTATGCAGAGAGCATAGCGATGAGGCCATTCTTACAAAGGTTTATGTATAAGCGTTTCATTAAGGGTACTGACAGTACACCTAACAGGTTTGTAAAAACTGTAATGTCTGACAATCTTAACATGGATCTGAAGGACAACGATGGTCAGTTTAACTGCGGTAAACCTGCTGGTTACATTGCAGACTTCAAAGCTCTACCTGAAAAGATGCAGGATCTAATCAGACAGATCAAACGTACACGAGTAGTGTTTGGTACTGTTGACATGGTCAATCCTGTTAATGCCCGTGGTGACTCAGTAGACCTAGAATCTACACCATTCATATGGGAAGTAGAGAACCGTGATGCCTTCAAGACTATGGGTGATGTGTTTTCTAAGTTAAGTAAGATGCAACGTCTACCTGTACAGCATTACGTCACGGCAACTACAGAAAGAAGAGAGCTACCTAACGGCAGTGCATTCTATCTTCCTAATGCAGAGTTAAATCTTTCAGAGACTTTAGACATTGACAATGATACTCAGGAAAACTTAGCTAGTTTCTTAGCTTGGGTAGCCAATTACAATGAGTATATTTCAGGTGCTTGGAATGAGAACATGCAGAAGCATCAGTCGGTAGACACGGAGACTGTTGAAAGTTTTATTGACATCACCGCTGAAGAGTTCGCATAATGAACCACCCTGCTGAACTGCCTATTCATCAGTACCTTGAGAATGCTACCAAGGGTACGTCAGTTATGTCTGACGAAACCATTGAGCAAGTAGCACAAGACATCAAGGATGCTATGAAGAGACAGTTCGGTGGGGGCAACAAGAGAGATGAGTTTCGTCTACGTATGTCCAACATAGGTAGACCTACTTGCCAACTCTGGTGGCAGAAGAACCATCCAGAGAAGGCTCTCCCTAAGCCTACCACCTTCGTAATGAACATGCTACTAGGAGATATAGTTGAGGCAGCATTTAAAGGAATACTTAAAGAAGCAGGAGTTGCGTATGAAGATAAAGATAACTATGTTAAACTTGAACTTGACGACGTTACAGTTAATGGAAGCTACGATCTTGTTGTTGATGGTGCATTGGATGACGTAAAGTCTGCGTCACACTGGTCTTACACTAACAAGTTTGAATCCTATGACACACTGGCTAATGGAGATTCCTTTGGCTATGTAGGTCAGCTCGCAGGATACATCAAGGCATCAGGTAAAAAAGTTGGTGGCTGGTGGGTAGTAAACAAAGCCAATGGACACATCAAGTACGTGCCTGCTACAGGACTAGACGTAGATGTAGAGGTTGCTAAGTTAAACGAGACTGCCAAGACAGTTGAAGCCAATGTGTTTAAACGTTGCTTTGAGCCTGTACGTGAATCCTACAGAGGTAATCTGTCAGGCAATAAAATACTACCAGATGGCTGTAAGTTCTGTGACTTCAGGTACTCATGTTGGGAACTTAAAGATAGACCGTCCAGAGTTTACCAAGGAAAAAAGACACCACCTACTGTGTCTTACATTGAAGAAGCAGTAGGATGAACGGTAAACGTTTTCAGTCTGCCATGAAACATGGGTATAGGAGTGGGTTGGAGATGAAGATCTCTGACTACTTAAAGGAACATGGTGTGCCTGTGGTATATGAGTCCATTAAGATTGAATGGGAAGACCTCATGTACCGCACGTATACTCCTGACTTTGTGTTACCTAACGGAATTATAATAGAAAGCAAGGGAAGATTTGTTGCAGCAGACAGAAGAAAACATGTTGAGATAAAAAAGCAACACCCTAAGTTAGATATACGCTTTGTGTTTTACAATAGTAGAAACAAAATAAGTAAGGGTGCTAAGAGTACATACCAAGATTGGTGTAACAAGAATAACTTTTTATACTACGATAGAATAGTTCCATTAGAATGGATAAAAGAAAAAGGAAAAAATAAACATAATACTTTAATTAACTTACCCTATAAAAAAATAAAAAGGAGCTAACCCATGACGGTACAAGTAGATAACTTTGGTGTCAATGATATTATATTAAGAATGAAACCTAACTTTTCCAAAGAAGGTAGGTGGAATGGATTTATTGATATGGATATTATTACAGATAATGAAAATACAATTGTTAAAGATGACTATCTACAATTAATGCAAGTTGCAACTCTTGTTTGTTCCGCACTACCTGTTATGGAAATAGATGAAGAGTTTAGAAATATACTTTGTGATTACGTTGAAAGTATGGTAGAAATGGAAGACATAGAAGATAAGAAGAACAAAGTAAAAGAATCTGTATCTAATACTACGGGAAATATAATCAATGTAAATTTTAAAAGGAGTGATATATGAGTACTAATACAAAGTATGATGTAGTAGATAAACCAGAACACTACAATCAAGATCATGATATAGAATGTATTGATGCTATACGTGCGGCTTTAGGTTCAGGGTTTAAGGAATACCTACAGGGAAATATATTAAAATACATATGGAGACACAAGTACAAGAATGGTGTAGAAGATTTAAACAAAGCACGTTGGTATCTTGATAGACTAATAGAGGCAGAGATAACAAATGGAGATTAAATTATTTATAACTCTTGACGTTGATGAACAAGAGTATAGAATGCCAGCAGACGGAAAGATAGAAGAAGAAATACACGAAGCCATACATGAATTTATATA